AAACGTATATTAGTCTCGGCAGGGGTGATCGCGATTGGATTTGCCTGCGCGGCGCGGTTAATGAGATCAAGGCCCGCAGTGGTCTGGCCGCCTGCGATCTGGCCAGCGAGCGGGTTGCCTGGCCCGTAAGCCGCGCGCAGCATCGCCATCGCGCCTGGGTCGCGGCCCGTCATTGCCTGCTGCACGGCCCGGTAGCCCAGATCCAAGCCCGGCACGCCTTGCTGGGCGTAGCCCATCAGGCCGCGCAGACCGCTTTCGGTCTCAGCGCCAAACGGCGCAACCAGTGGGCCTTGGTATTGCTGGGTGGGGGTGTTCAGCAGCGCTTGCGCGCGCGGCGCCATGTCCTGCATGTACGGCTGCAGCCAGTCAGCGACGCCGCGCTGTTCTTGCCGGTTCTCAACCGTCGTGGTTTTTTGCTTGCGACTCAAGGTCTCTCTCCAGCACAATAGCAGTCTGCCGCCAGTGCCGTAGGACGCGCGACCACCCGCGCCGACCAGTTAGCATCATCCTAACGCAGCCGCGCGCCCTTGCATAGTCTGCCACGACCGGCTCTAGGTGCAGCCACAGGCCGGTATTCTCCCCGCCCATCAGCACGACTTGCAGCACCGGCCCACTTGCCGGGTCGCGGTCGATCTCGGTGACGAATACCGCCTCCAGACCGTCTGGCCCGACAACAGCCCACAGCACCCACTGTCCGGTGTCGATCAGTTCAGCCACTTGGGGCAGGGTGTATTGCCCGCGCGAGTATTGCAGCGCGCGGTCTAAGAGCGGCGCGACCACTTGCGCCACGCCAGGTCCGCGCAGCTTGGCGGGCTCGATCACGCCTATACGGTAGGCCGGCGGCGGGGCGTGCGATCCGTCCATCAGCCTGCCCACATGTAGCGGAAAGTCACGTCATTGTGCGAGATATTGTGGTGCGCGATTGTGAACGACCCATTGGCCACGGCGCTGATATAGACTTTGTCAATATCCTTTGCGGCATTGGCGGTCATGGGGCTCAAGCACACCGTGCTGTCCTCGCTCACGTATTGCTGGGTTACCACCGTGGATGTCGTCCCATGCGCCAGAGTGACCACGCCATACGCGTCTGTGCGCCCCTCAATCACACGGTTGAGGCTGTCCGCCACACGGCGCGGCGTATCACCGTGAGGAGGTATTTTCTGGCTCATCTCTGCCCCGCCGGTTCGCCCGTGAGCGTCACGCCAAACGCCTGCGTCCAACTTGATCCCGCCGGGATCACCACGCGCGGGCGAAACTGCCTCCCAGACGCACGCACCGGCACTCGCCCGCTCGCTTGCTGCGAAGCCGCGGGCTTAAAGGTGTACAAGTCGCCCGTGCGATCACGCGCGCCGACGGCGATTGTCGCGGCTGTCGTGTCAGCATTGGGTACCGCCTCGCGCACCAGCAGTCGCTGGCCAGCCGTCAGGTCAGACGGCTCAATTACGGCCTCGAGATTAGATCCGGTAAACAGCCCCATAGCATTGCTCGTCGTAAACCCAGCTAAACTCATCGACCCGCCCAGCCACGTTGGGTCGTCTAGGCTGATCGTCATCACATCGATCCCGCTCGTGTAGATTGCATCAAGCCCTTCCAGGGTCTGACCCTTGCCCAGCACGGAATATATGAGGTGCGCGCTCTGGCGCGCGTACGCCCAGCGATCCGCCGTCCAATTATACACGATCACGCTATCCGGCTGGCCGGTCGGGCTCTGCCGGCTTGCGTATGCCCAAGCAACAATTTGGTTCTCCGGATCGACCGCCGCGCTCATGCGGTCGTAATACTCTGGCGCGTGGTCAGCCGCAAACCAACGGTCTACTTTTCCAGCGCCAATTGCCCGCGAAGACGTGCCGTCAAACACGTAAAATCCGTCCTCGGACAAATAGAAAAACAACCCGCCCAACTGAGCAATGCTGTTTGGCGTCACCGGTCCGCGACCGCGCTCGATCACGTCAATATTCATAATCGTCGGCGGCCCGACGTAGACAATCCGCCGGATCGCCTGCTCCTGGAACACGTACAGCACGTCGGCGTATCCAAGGCCTCTGATCAACCCGCCGTCCGGGAATGTGATTTGATCGGCCTGATTTGTGCCAACCGTCCACACTGTCGGGTCACTGACCGATGACCAGCGCACCTGCATGGCGCTTGCGTTGGTGTTAGCGCAAACCAGAAATTCGCCAAACGAGCTGACGAAGCGCGCATTGGGCGGCGACCCGCCCAGATTGGCGAAATTCGCGCCCGCGCTCATTGTAGTTGTTTGGATCGCGTTGCTGTAATTTGTCGCGATCATTCTGTCTTTATACGGCGCAAATCTCCAGCGGTTGCTATCGCTGGCGGTGTACGTTGCGCCGCTGCGCGCCGTCCATGCCGTGGTAGACGTCAGCTCATACAGATCCGTGGCGGTGCCTGCGTAGACCCGCACGACGCCGTCCTTGTCACGGGTCGCGGCGGCGCCGATCACCCGCCCCGCAAGCGCATTGGTTGTCGCCCGCAGGCCGGGAAACGGCTGATATCCTACTGTAGCCGGCAGCACGTTGCGCGCCTCGCGCAGATGCGGATCCGTCCAGGCCGGGTTATCCGGCAGCCAACTGCCAAACGGGTGGATCATCGTTACCATCAGATCACCGTCGTCGGGATAGACTGCAGCGCCGCGCCTGACTGCCTCGCGCGCCTGTCCGCCCGGTTGAGCGCCGACACGCCCCCGGCAAACAGCGCCGCCTCGCGCGCAGACCGCTCGGGGTCTGCAATGTAGTTAGCGGCCTCCATCAAGGCGCCGTGCAGCCACACGTGAGGAGCGTTGACGAGCACCCAATCCTCGTCTGTGTCGGCGACTAACGGAGGAAACGTCACGTAATAGACTGCGTCCACTGTGGTGTTATCTGTCGTCTGCACGCGCAGTGTGTTGCCTTGAATCGTGTAGTAGGCCGGCGTTGCCGGAGCCTCGTAACTGTCGGCGTAGGACCAAAACGATTGCGCCGGCAGAAATCGCAGTTGTGGACCGTGCTGGCCGGTCCAGCGCAGAGACAGAAACTCCAGCCACCGCGCCGGCATTGCGCCTGCTCCAGCGGTGATTGCAATCTGCCCGGTCGTGATCATTGGGCCAATACGTAGCGGCTCTAATCCGATTGTGGCATCGCCGCGGAATGCTTTTGCGCGCGACAAAGAGATAAAGTCGGGAATGACGCTGGTGAGGTCCGACCGTTCCAGCCAATTGCCTACTGCCGTGCGAAGGTCCGCATACGTTGCGATCGTCATAGCGTCCAGTCCGCCGTTCTGAGGTGCCGAAACTCATTGCTGTTCAGCTTGCGCTTCAGGCGGTCCCAGTAGAGATCTGGCCGCCAGGCGTCCCAGCCCTCTTCAAGGAGCCACTTAAGCCGCAGTTGAGCCGGGATGCTGGCCGCGCGGCGCATGAACTTCTCGCCTTTCGACCAGCCGTCATTCTCCGTGAACATCGCCTTGTTGGTCTCAAGCAAGTCGTACACGTCCTGCACGCCCTGGATGACAAGGCCCTCTGGCGTGTCCTTGAGGTGCCATTCCACGCCCTGCGCGGAGCGCCAGATCGGGGCATTTGGGTCGGTGAAAGCCGGCGCAGTCTCGGGCGTGTGGCGAGGCGTGTAGCCCTCGCCAAAGTCGTCGCCCAGAGGCTGATAGCCGTCCTTCAGTTCCACCCTGCAACCCCTCCGGCATCAGCGCCATTCGCCAACAGGTGATCGCGCGCGGCTTTGCTCTTCGCGTCGGCCTTAGCGCTGTCTTTGTCCATTTGCAGCCAGCGCAGCGTAAGCGAGCGCACCTCTTCGACCGATCCGACAGGCTCAGCCCAGCCGCGATTATACAGCACGCGCGCCGTCGTCGCCGGACAAATAAACTCGGCGAACATGGCATATCTTTCAAAACCGTATTCCTCGCCCGTGCTGATCTCGCCATGACCTTTCGCGGTCACGCGCATGAGGACGAGCTCGCCCTCCATGGCCACCGGCGGGCGGGTCTTGAGCGTGCTGATGGTCGGCTGCTTGGTCGGGGTCTCCGGCTCTTTGGTCTTAGTCATGTTCGCCTCAGTTTTGGGGGCGGGAGTGACCCCGCCCCCGGCTGCTTAAGTGATGTCCGCGATGACGGCGCTGGCGCGCTCATTGCGGCTGATGAGGGTCCATTCCTTCGTGAGAAGGTACTTTTCGGCATCGCCCGTGCTGCCCAGCATTTTGGTCTTCATGCCGTCCAGCGTCCCCATGGCCCACATGTCCGGATCAAAAACCAGAACATCGCGAGCGGAGAAGTACGGATGCGGAATCAGCGTGATGACGCCAGCGTCGGAGACGTAGGTGTCCGCTGCCGACGTGATCGTCGCCATCGAGTTGCCGGAGACGTTCGCGCGTATGCCCGCAACGCCCGTAAACTGCGACCAGATCTGCTTTTGCGCGATCGACATCATTGCTTGGTAGCCGCGCGACGTGGAGCCGCCCCGGCTGTTAAACAGGTTGGCAACGACCGTCCGAACCAGCGCTTCGCTAAGCGCCCGCTGCGTCCCGTTGGTGGCGGCGCTGACCACGCCGCCGCTGAACCCACCGTCAGAGCCAGTGGCGCCGCGGCTGTCGTTAGTCGTGACCCACGCCAGCGCGCCGGCAGAACGACGCGGCGTCGAGCCGCTCTCGTTGTTCGAGGCGACGTTGGCGATCGCCCGCGCCTCAATGTCGCGGCGCAGCTCGAGGCCGCGGATGGCTTTGTGCCTTGCCGTTTCGGTGTCGCGGCCCGCCTTGTCTACGACATCCGCGGTGCGCGAGATCGTGAAAGCCTTGGCAGAGATCTGGCAGAAATTGCCGACCCGGGTGGGGTTATTGCCTGCCTCTGCCGCGTAGTCATCGCCTTCGAGTTGGGCGTTGGTTGAGACCGGCGTGGCAAGCACTTCAGTCTGCCACTCGACATAGCGAGCGCTTACGTCGCGTTTGCCGATCGCGGTTGAGAAAGGGGTTTCTTCCGGCGAGACGCGATAGATCACGTCTTCGAGGTCTTCGCGCTGACCGACGAGAGTCGTCGTCAGCACTGTGTTGGTTGGAGCGGCCATAGCCTATTTCCTTGCGTTTCTGGCGACGAGCAGCGCGACGGCGTCGTCGATGCTGCCCGACTTAGTGAGTTTCGCCTCAAGCCCCTGTTGGGCTCGGGCTGCGGATGGGCCAGCCGGTCGGCTCGTCGGTGCGACCGCGCGCGGTGGCGCTGCTGCGGTCGGCTTTCGAGCGGCGGCCTTGGCCTCCAGCGCGCGATATCTCATCGCATCATAAGCGATCTTCCATTCCGCGGCTGATATGCGGTGCAGGATATCCTGGGGGATACCGTCTCGGACCAGAAAGCCCGCCACGTCCCGAATGCGCTCGGCCCCTTTCTCAGGGTCCGCCAGCTCGGGGGCGACTTGCGCCAGCAGGTGAGACTGCTGCGCTAGGAAAGCCTGCTGCTCCAACGCTGACATCTGCTGCGCGGTCTGCTGCGCCTGCAGTGCCTGTGCGTATTCTGCGTCATGCTGCGCTTTGAGGCGGGTATACTGCGTCGGGTCATCTTGGGCAAGATTGGCCCAGGCGTCCGGCGTCCACCCCTGCCAGCGTGTCTCATATTGGCTGACGATAGCCGGCACGCGGGTCTCCACCGCGCGCGCTAGCTCAATCAGTTGCTGCTGTGCCGCAAGGGCCTGCTGGCGCGCGGCGTCGGTCTGCTGCTGGCGCTGCGCTTCCTGACGCGCCACGACCCGCTGCGCCTCTGGCGTCAGCTGCGACCAAAGCGCCTGATCCTCTGCGCTCCAGTGCAAGGGCGCGGGCTCGCCAGCGACGGGCAGGGGCTCGGCAGCCTCGCCATCGTCCTCAAGCGCTAGCTCCAGCTCATCCGGCTGGTCCTCAACCGGCGCGGCCTCTGGCTCTGGCGCGGCCTCTGCCACTGGCTCGGGAGCCGGCGCGGGCGCTTGCTCCGGCGGGGGCGGCGGATCGCTCAGGAGGGCCACGGCCTGGTCAACGGTCAGGGTGCTATCACTCATCGCTCACCTCTCGCGCTGCTAAGCGCCCTCGTTGGATCGCAAACACTATCTCGCGCTTGACCTGGCTAAGCGCGTGCAGGGTGTAGTAAAGCGCGTCGCGCTCGTCAGCCTGGTGCGGCTCGGTCGCGCCAATCCGGTCGAGGAGATGCCGCCGAACGCTCTCAAACGCCCATCCAAAGCGGTCCCAGTCGCGCGCGAGTTCCGGGTCGTCACTCATTGATCCAGCGCTCCGCCCGGACGGAAGGCCGCCAGGCGCACGTCTTCAGCGGCGCGCTGGGCATTCGCCTGCGCCTCGAGGTTCGCGCGGTAGATTGCCAATTCCATTTCCTTGTCCGCTTTCTCGCGCGCTAGCTCCATCTCCATTGCCAAACGCTGTTGCGCCAGTTCGCGCTCGTTCTGCATTTTCTGCATGGCGACTTGAGCATCGACGCTCATGCTTTCGCGCTTGGCGGCTAGCTCGGCCTGCATCGTCTCGCGCCGCGTCTGGATATCAGCCTGCGCCTTGGCACGCTCCAGCTCCAGCTTGGCTTGCGCCTCCTGCATGGCTGGGTCAGGCTGCTGCGGCTGCTGTTGAGCCGCCTGCATAGCCTGTTGCGGGTCAGAGTAATAGTCGTCAGCGCCCTTGAGGCCCGCGCGCTCAGCGCGCTTCTTGGCCAGTGCGTAAAGCTGCATCGGCGTCACGACCGGCCCGCCGGGGCCGCCCTGCGCTTGGACAATGTCCGACATGTCGCGCTTGATTAGCTCAAGCATCATCATGTCGTGCTCGCGCCCGCCGCCCATGCCGATCTCAATCGTCATGTCCTTGCGATTGCCCCAGCTGGTCGGGTCCACCTGCACAAAGTCGCCGCGCAGTTGCACGGTGAGATCGCGGGAGCCGTGCTGACGCAAGAGCCCATGCACGAGGACGTAAAGGTCTTTGAAAAGGGTCTCTGCCATGACGCGGGCGATCATCCGCACGCGGCGTTGCGCGGCGCTCATCATCACCTGCGCGCCCTTGGCCGTATCGTGCAGTGTGTCCGGGTTAAGCCCTTGGGCATTGCGTACCACGCCGGTGCGGCTTTCCGCGACGGTGCTGAAATACTCCAGCGCGTCGAAAGGGCTGTAGCCCATCGCACCAGGCGCAATTGGCGTGACCGTCCCTTGCCGACGCACGCGCACGAACATGCCCGGCTGATTGTTCAGCAGGTCGCCGATCGTGTCTTCGGTTGCTGTCTCTTCCGCGACTTCGTGCCTCTGGTTCAGACTGAAATAAGCCGCATCGAGCGCGTTCCGCATCAGGACGGTTTTGATACGCTGGATCTCCACCAGCAAGTCAGCCAGGCTGCGCCCGTAAGCGCGGTGCGGCTGGCGGTAAGGCGTGCCAATAGCAAACGGGACGGCGTTGAGCTTCTGCTTCTGAAGGACGACGCTGTTTTCCTCGTCGGTGTCGATCCTGTAAACCTGCGGCTGACCGGTTCCCTCGGCATCCACGCGCACGACATGGACATGCACGACGACCTGGCGCAGGTCATCAATTGCGGAGATATCCAAAGGCTCGGAACGCTCGCCTGCGGTGTCGCGCGCGAGGTCCAGCTCCTCGGTATCCCACGTCACGCCGGGCAGACGGTCCACTAGCTCGCGGTCAAAGCCCTGCGCGATCAAGTCTTGAGCACGAGGCCGTGCGCGCATCACGCAGTAGGTAGCATCGCGCAGGATTTTCGTGTCCGGCGCCATGGCGAAGTCTTCGGGCGCCACGGGCGCCACGCGGACGTGCGTCACCTGCTTGGTCGCGCGGATCGTGACGTTCAGAAGCGGCTGGCCCGATTGCTGGTCGAAGCCCGCCTCTTGCATGTCAACGATCTCATGGCCTTCGGGAAGCTGGGCGATCTCCAGCACGCTGACAGCCTGCAGGGCGTACTCTTCAACCTGCTCTTCCTCTTCCACCCAGGCATGCGCCACGCCCACCTTGGCGACCAAGGCGTCGTGCAGGCAGTCGTGGACGAGTGCGAAGCCGTCGTTTTCCCGCATGATTACATGATTGACGACCTGCGTCTCTTGCTCGGCAGCGGCCACGTCCTGCGCGGACGTCGCCCGGAAGGAGCCGATCTCCTCGCCGCCCAAGAAGATCTCCATCAGGTCAGGGAGCACGGTCAGGACCGCGTCGCTGACGTCTGTACTAACGACCTTCGACCGGTTGGCGAGCGCCGGGACGTCCTTCATGACGCCCTTGTAATAGTTGAGCGCCGTGATGCGCGCCTCTCCGATCTCGTCCTCGGCATCGAGGCCGATCGCCTGATCGAATTCGCGCGCGACAATACGCAAGAGGTCGTCGTCAGTGAGCTTCACTTGCGCTTCTTTCCCGCCTTGCTCAAGGCAATGGCCACCGCCTGCTTCTGCGGCTTGCCCGCCGCCATTTCCGTGCGGATGTTGGCGCTGATCACCTTGTCGCTCTTGCCCTTTTTAAGCGGCATCCTGCATCTCCTGCGTCTTCGTCGCGTCTTTGACGGCGCGCATGAGATCGACCACGTCATCCTCCATGGCGCGGATGCCGATTGCCTTGATCGCGGCGTCAAGCAGCCCGGCCAGCACTTGGAATTGAGCGGGGGTGAGATCAAGCTGCATCGACGGTCTCCACCGGCTGCGGCAGGGCTGCGTTGTACGCCTCGCGCGCGGCGGTGATGCCAGCCTCTCTGTCGGCGGCTGCGTACTGCTTGGCGTAAGACGCGGCGGCCATGTTGAGCACGAACGTGAGGTAAGCCTGATTGTCCGTCATCGGACCTTCGGGGGTCACGTAGTCGTCGGTGATGTTGATGGTGTAGGTCATTCGCTTCTCCCCAGTGCGATCGCCGCGTCCCAAGACGACAGGTCATAGCCGTCCCACCAAGGGTTCGCGCGCATCTGCTCAAGGTGCAGCACGTTGCGCTCAATCGTCGCGAGATCGTCCGCGTCCGTCGTCCCAGCCAGTTTGTTGATCAGATCCACGGAATAGCCCGCGCGGTAGTAGTGACCGGCGATTTCTTCAGCTGACGGAAGTTTAGGTGTGTCATCAAGCATCATTACGGCTCCGTTGAGATGACTTGCACTGCGCCGGTCGGAAACCGCACGCAGAGTTGGGTTTTGCCCGACCCGTTGTCGCGGACAAAGATGATGGCGTTGTCGGCTGCGGGCGCAGCGGGATCCGTCGTTTCCACGAGACGCATGCGGTTGTGGTAGTACCGGTCGCCAATGTTGATCTGGTTGGATCCCGTGGCGCTGTCCACGTCGATGTCATGGCCGATAACGATATTGGTCGAGCCCGTCGTAATCGCATCACCGGCCTGATACCCGATGCCGATATTGTTTGAGCCCGTAAGGTTGGAGACAAGCGCGCTCAATCCCACAGCGACACTGTTTGAGCCTGTGGTGTTGCTCTGGAGCGCGTTCAGCCCCACTGCAACCAAGCTGCCGCCTGCGGTGTTGATTTGCAATGCGTTCGTGCCCACCGCGACGTTGCTGCCGCCCGAAGTATTACTCAGCAGCGCCTGATACCCAACCGCTGTCAGGTTGTTACCAGTATTATTTGCAACAGTCGTCGAACCGCGTGCAGCTTCGTAACCAACGGCGACGTTGTTGGCGGTGTTGAAGTAGCGAAGCGCTGCTACGCCTAGCGCTGAATTTCCAAACGCTGTTGTGGCCCGCTCAAGAGCAATCAAGCCCACAGCAGTATTACTGTCCGCCGTCGTAGCGTCTCGCAGCGCGCTTTTGCCCACTCCAGTATTCTGGCCGCCCGTCAGGCTCGCAGAGTTGAGCGCAGCGTTCCCCAGCGCCGTGTTACTTGACACGCTCGTCTGACCGCCCAGGCCAATGGTGAGGGTATCAATAGTGGCGCGGCCAGACGTAAACGGTGCATCCGCGCTGTCATCCGCCAGCCGCACTTGCAGGGATGTGGAGGAGCGCTTCAGGGCAGGGAAGGAGGAGGTGGTGCCGCCAAATTGGAGGAGGTTGAAGTCATTGCTGGCTGCATTAGAGAGCTGAATCGTTCCGTTTGCAAAAGACCGAATTATCGCCCGGCTTGTAATTACAAACCCATCACCACTTCCGCACTCAAGACTAGTTCCGGCGATAACTTGCCCCGCAACATACACATTCCTCGGCCTATTCGCCCCGCTCGCGCCGATGTCGTAGGCGTTGTCGGCGTTGGCGACGAAATGGCCATTTTCGTTGAACGTCCAGCGCCCTGTGCCATTGGTGCCGATAATTGTGGACGTTGAGCCAAGCGTGCCGATCCACAAATTGCGGTTTGTTCCGCTTCCAGCTTTTGCGTGAGCAACAACAAACTGATTGCCTAGACTTTCAGCTGCGTAACCTACAGACAGTCGTTCCCAGTTGGATGCGTCCGTGTACGTTCCGTAGATGCGAAACGCCTGCGCGTTCGTGCCGTTGCGCTGAGCTAGGGTGTTGGCGGCGTCTCGGAAGAGAAAAAGATCTGGTGAGTTAAGGCTGGCGCTGCCCCAATTGTAACTCCCCGCTGGGTTTAACGTAATTGCGCCCGCTGCATTATAATTTAGGCCAATATCGTTGCCGATTTGGAAAAAAACAGCCGGCATAGTTACAGCGCCGTCTTTCCGCACACTAAACCGACTGACGCCCCCCACCTGCAAATCCATCAGCAGGCTGCCCGCTGCGGAGGCGGTGTCGGTGACTGAAAGCCCGATGCCGGTGAAAGTCGTGGCCCCGGCGTTCCAAGTCGCGGTCAGTGCACTAAGCGGTATCGTCGTCATGTCTTACCCCAGCACCACAATTAGACCAGCGTCGTTGATGACCAAAAGGCCGGCGTCGTTGACGACCTCAGTCGGCAGCGACGTCCCGGCGCTCCATTCTTGCTGCCACCACCACGACCAGATCATCGCAGGGCCACGATGTTGCTTGCCACGGTTGACGTGGAGTAGACCCGGCGCACCTCAAGCGGCAGCAAGAAGCCGTTTGGGACGCCGGGGAAAGTCACGTCGTCACCGCTTGCAGTCAGCACGCGCAGCGCGCCGCCCGTCCCGACGTAGAGCGCCAGCGCTCTGATCTCGCCAGTGTCGCTTGGCGTCACTGCGACCGCGCTGCTCGCGACGATGTTGTTTTGCAGCATCTCACCCTCACGCAGGCAAAGCCAAGCCAATGATGTAGAAATCAGCCGTCGCCGCCCCGCCCTGCGCGGTGGTCAGCGACAGGATCGGCGCGCCCGTGCGGACGCCGCGCCCAACCGCAGCCAGCGTCAGGTCGAGCCCAAGCGTCGAGCCTGTCAGCGTCGAATAAGCCTGCCCGGCTGCAACGACTGCATCGCCGCCCTTGCTCGCTGCGGAGTAAATCCCGCCAGCTGCGGTCGTCAGCGACGTGGATGCGTTCGCGCACCGGATCGCGGTAATGATGTAGGACCCGTAGACGCCCAAACGCTCAAAGGCTTGGTCGGTCGTGACGTTCATGTCGGCGCCGCGCAGGCGAAAAAGCACCTGATCTTGGCCGATTTGCTGCGATGGGACGATAGTAGCCATGTCACACTGCTCCGAAGTCGGGAAGGGTATAGGTCCCGCTCGCAAGCGTGCGACGCGGCGGCTCGTAGGTGATTGCGAGCAAGCCTATAGCATCACTCGCGTGCGAAGACCAATCATGCTCCGGACCCAGGCCCACGTTGCGGCTTTCGTCCCGGCGCTCGTGATAGTGTGCCAGCGCTTTAACGCCCGTGCGCGTTGGATCGTCGTTGAACCACAGCCGCGGAAACAGCCTCCGCAGCGCGTCAATACGCTGTTGCGCGGCCCCGCGGCCCTGATTGCGGATCACCTGCACGCGGAAGCCCGCGCGGCGCATCTGATCTTCGTAAGACATTGAGATAGGATTGTCGGGGTGCACGCTGCTCCCATCATGCGGCAGCACGCAGAGCGCTTGCTCATAGCCTGACGACCGCAACCACTGCATGTAGTAGCCAGGCGGCTGGCCGCTGCCCTCGCAGTAGTCCAGCACCAGCACGCGATCGCCAGCGAATTGCGCGACCCAAATTGCGGTCGCGTCATTGTGGCCAAGATCCCAATAGGCGCGGATCTCAAAGTTCGGATCGCGCGCCAGGTAACAGAACCGCCCCTCGTCGCGCGCCGTCCGCAGCTCGCGAGCAAAGTAAGCGCCCTCAACGGCCTGCACGTACTGCCCGCCGTATACATGCGCGGCCTTGTCTGGCTGCGAGGCGTACATGTGCTCCATCTGCTCGCGCAGAGCGGCGGGGAACCACGGGTTATCGCGGTGCGACACCTCCCGCAGGATCGTGCGCGGTGGCGGTCCAGTAGGGCCACGGAACAGGCGCTCGACGGGGTCGTGGTCGTATTCCGGATTCCAGCTCCAAATCAGCGCGCTGCCTTCCTTGCGGACCGTGGGCAGCAGCAGGTCAATGCTGCGCTGCGACACACGCGCGGCCTCTTCGATCCAAACCCGGTCCATGCCCTCGGTGCTCTTGATCCCGTCCGGATTGCGCCAGAGGCCGAAGAAAGTAAATTTGCTCCCGTTCTTGCCCCGTATCTCATAAGGCGGACTGTAGGTGGACGTGTAGAAGCTCCGCAGGCCTAGGGCATCAATGCGGTCGTCCAGCAGTTGCTTGACGCTATCCTTAATATCTTTCTGGATTTCGCGGGCGCAGCCGACGCGCATAACTTCCTGCGCCGCTCGGATCAGCAAATGATCTGCAATCGCCCATGACTTGCCCCCACCACGGCCTCCATAAAGCGAGTAATGGCGCGCAGGTTCCCAAAGCGCGCTTGCGTAGCGCGGCAGAGCCGTTTCCGGCTCGCCGTCGTCACTCAGGGCCAACAAAGCGCACCCTTAAAGCCATCTGCACTGGCGGCGCGCTTTCGTCACCGCTGATAGGCTGTGTTGACTTGCCATATCCGCGGTCAAGCAGTTCCTTGATGGCGCTCACGCGGGTCTGTTCATTTTCGCTGCCAGGCTGTTTCGTCAGTCCTGCTAGACGCGCAAGTTCTGCGATTGCGTCAGGACCGTAAGCGCGCGCAAGATCGCGGATTTCGAGCGTCGCCTTGTTAGGCGTGCCTCTTGTCCTTCCGCCTGTTTTAACGCCCTTAGCCATCTAGGTGTGTCTAATTTAGAACCATTCGCAACTAGCGCTTACTCTTCGGCTTTTTCTTGCCGCCCTTGGGCGGTTTAGCCGGCATCATCGGCATCTTGCCGTAAGGTTTTCCACCTGCTGGCATGTGCTACTCCTTTAGCCACCCCTGCATCTCAGCGCTCACTGCGTCAGCGCGCTGCGCCACGGCTGCTCCTGTGACGGCAGACGCATCGCTCTGCGCGTCTATGGCCGCGTAGAACGCCAGCAGCACCATGCTGGCGAGCAAGGTGGAGGCGACGCCAATTGCGACGCCCCAAGCTTTCCCGCGCCGAAAGCTCGCAAGCTTCTCAGCGGCAAGGATGTGCGACTGCTCGCGCGAAAACATCGGCGCTTCGGCGGGCGCTTCCTTGCGCGGGATCTGGACAACCCTCGCCATCAGACGCGCTCCTCAGTCAGGACAGCCACGGGCGCGTCCGCCATCGTGGCGTCCTCTGCTGGCGGCGAGAGCAAGTCGCCGACCGGCTCGGGCTCATGGGTATCCCCGCCGTCGCCGATGTCGGGCAAGGAGGAGGCCACGTCGTCAACTTCGGTGACGGGCGCGGCGGGGATTTCGTCGGCCCCTTCGAGGGCGGCTAGGCGGGCTAGGATGCCGTCGATGCTGCACGTCGTACAGTTGCTTGCGAGCATGAGGTTCTC